CGCGGCTGCACGGCCAGCACCGAAGCGTATTCTTTGTGGACGTAGCTGCGCCGCAGTCGACGCAGATCTGGTCCTGATTCAACTTTTCACTCATCGATACGCTCCTCTGCGGCCGGTACGAGGTCGTCCGAAACCCGCTCATCGTTGCTTGCAAGGTGCCTAAAGAAGCACTTTGTGTGGGTGTCTCCATGCGGTGTCTTTATGACTGGACCGAGATTCTGGACGGCGGCCATTTTATTGCCAGCGCCCTTCCGGTTAAAGCAGTCAGGGTGTCCGCATACATCGCTGCCGAACAGCTGTTTTGCGACAAACATGTCAGCCATAAGCCTCTCCTTCTACGCCTATCAAATACTCCCGTAGGGCCGCTCTCCATTTCTTGGAGGATTCGGTCTTCACCCTATGGTGTAAACCGCATAGTATCACGCAATTAGCCCTTGACGATGGTCCACGTTTGCCAAGGCCGGACGTTGACACATGGTCAACTTCTAGTGTGATTTTTCCAGGGCCAAATTGACTCCCGCATTCTCCGGTCATTCCGATCGATGGACCGACGCAGCCCTTATCCCTTTTTAGGAGATCGAGTCTTAGGCTTTCTGTTACGGGGTCCTTGTGCGCCATCCTCTGCCTCCTGCTTGTTAGGGCTTGCCTTTTCGGATCTCATTATACGGCACGGAATGCAGAAGCACGGCTGTTGGTGGTAGAGCTTCTCCGCCATTAGCGCTTACGTTCGCGGGCCTCTACCTGGCGCATGACCTTATTAGCCCATCGCTCCCCAGGAACCCCGCCCCATAGCGCATTTGCAATCCTGCCAGCGGACGGATAGCCAGCCTCACCAGGTCGATATCCCTGACCCTTGCGATCGACCGCGTGGCGCGCGTGCCAAGCTCGCATCTTTCGCGCACGAGCAATCGTCATGGTGTCATTGATCAGCATTCGCGCTGTCGTTTGACCAGGGCCAATCCCGCCGCGACCGAACTCTTTGCGCCAGTCCAGGCCTCGCTTAGCTTCAGCCTTTACTGCTCGTGGTGCCTTGAGGTTGATGGGTCGATCTGACTTCTCGGTCTCGGCCTCGCCGTCTTCCTCTGCGTCCTCTTTGGCGGAAAGGATCACTACCTTTGCGGCTGTGTAATCGACATCCTCATTGGCATCGAGGACGTAGATCTTCTCGAACTCCTCATGGAGCTCCTCAATAAGCTCAAGCTTTGCCTCTGCGTTGTCCTCAACTGGGAGAATGAACACGTTCGTGATTACGACCTGGTTGTCGTCAAGCGCCTTCATCATAGGTCCGAGGTCTTCCTTCTGAACATTGGTCATAATGTAAATCTCAGCGCCTTCGTCCTCACCTTCCTCGAAGTCCTCAATGATGTCGAAACCGCCTTCAAGGATTTCAAAACCTGGGGTCATGATTGTTCCGATTGGATCGACAAGAACAGCGGCCGATCGCTTACCGGGATGATTCTTCTTCATTGGTGGCTTTGGCGGCATGCTCGGCTTTGATCGCCGTGCTGGTGGCTTTGGCGGAAGCTTCTGCTCGGCACCCTTTTCCTCGCCAGGCATCGTGCTATCTGTTGGCATTGCGATTGCCGGTGGTGTTGGCTCGTCGGCTGGTTGCGCAGGTGTCTCTTGGGTCTCGTCATCGCCACCCTCTGGTGCGCCAACTGGGCTGTCTGGTGGAGTGGTGTTCCCGTCCCCATCGACGATGCCAAGTTCGCGCGCATACAGCGAAAGGGGCAGGAAGCCGCGCGGGGTTGGTAGCCAGATCTCGTCACCAATCTTACCAACTCCGTCCTGGCCGCGCTCACGGAGAGCGTCGTTC